CGGCTGACGGTGGGCGTCACCAGCTGGCCCACGGCGTGGCCGTCCATCTGCACCGAAACGCCGGCCAGGGCGCTGGCTACGGCCTGGGCGATGCTGTGGGCGTCCACAGCGGGGGTGGCTTGACCGCTTCGCCACTGGGCGGCCTCCAGGGCGGTGAGCACGGCTTCGCCCTCGTGGAGGCGGGCGGGGAAATTATTGAAGGGAACGTAATTGATGCCGGTGGCGTATCCAGCGGTGGCGGGGGTGTTGCTCTGCAGGCGGAGGAAAGCCTGCAGGCTGTCCGTGGCGGACTGAATGGCAGAGGCCACGGCGCTCCAGGAGCTGACGGTGGTGGCTTGCAGGCGCTGCAGGGTTTCTGCGGCGGCCTGGGCGGCCTGCTCGGCACGGGCAAGGCCCTGCAGGAAGGCGGCGGCGTCCAGCGTCAGCTCGGCGGAAAGCTCAAACAGCTTATCCATGGTCATTCTCCTTTCGTGGAGGTCAGGCGGGATAGCACGCCCTGACGGACGTCGGCGGCGGTGCGGCGGTCACGGGGGAGCGTGCTATCAGGGAAAAGCGAAAACACATCGGGCACGGGATAATCCCGGCCGCCGCCCAGGGCGAAGAGCTGCGCTCCGACGAGCCAGGTCAGGTGGGTGGCGTAAAGGTTTTGCGCCTGGGTGGCCTTGCGGTGGAGAAGCACCTCCCGCAGGGCGCCGATGGGCATGGGGCGCTGGCCGGAGACCACGGTCAGGATTTCTCCCGCTCCACAGATCCGGCACAGGAGAAAAAAGTGGTCAGCTGCCTATCCCACACAGCGATAAGGTCGTGCAGGGTGGTCAGTCCTGGCTGCTTCCGCAGCGTTTCCGGCATCTTCCCGGTGAGCACGGACAGGGCCTCATAAAAGTCAGCGGCGTGGTGCTGAAGCACCAGGGGAACCAGCTTTTCCCACAGGCGGGCGGCGGTGATCAGCGGCGGCTGGGCGTCCAGGCCGGTGAAGGTGATTTCGTCCAGGGCGGCCAGGGTGCGCTGGTCCTGGATGATGCGGCACAGGGGTGGCGTGAGGCGGATGAGCACATCGGCCAGCTGATCGGTGGTAAGGGAAGAGAGCTTCATTCAATCACCTCAGTCGAAGAAAACGATGCGGAAGGGGGCGTGGGTCTCGTCGCCGTCATCGTCCTGGTGGGCCTGGAACTCAAAGGGCAGGGTGCCCTCGCCCTTATCGGTGAAGGTGAAGGCGGCGCCCTTCATGTTCAGTGCGTTGGTCAGCTCGATGAGCACAAAGCCCCGGCTGGTATCGCCGATCCAGCACAGGGAGGGGATGTAGTCGCTTTCGGCGATCTCCCGGCGGGCGCGGATGGTGGTGATGCTGCCCTGCTTTTCCACATCGGCGCAGATCAGCGCGGTGGCGAAGTTCTCGGGGGTGATCTCCAGCATGGTGCCGGAAAGCTTCACCGTCCAGCCGTCGTTGACGGTGGAGCCGATGGTGGGGGAGCGCAGGCCGTCGGCCTCGATGGCGCGAAGGCTGGGGGTGCACTGGAAGGTGCCGCCGCCCCGGGTGGCGCCGATGACGCAACTGCCCTCGCTGATGGCATCGGCCACCAGGAGGCGGAGCTGGGCGGCGGTGGTGGCGGAGGAGAAATCAAAGCCACGCAGGAACAGGCCCGCGTTGAGCTGCAGGTTTTCAAAGGTGGAAGGGGTCAGGCCGGTGGTCATGGGATCACTCCTTGATATGAAATAAGGGCGGAGACCGCTGTGGCCTCCGCCCGGGGATCAGGCGTCGTAGAGATGCACATTGAGCCGCATGCGGCCGCCGATGATCCGCCTGTCGGTCTCATCGGTGACCAGGGTCACAAAGCTGCCCGCCGCCCTGCGCAAAACGGCCATGCCGCCGTGGAAGTGGAGGAGGGTGCCTTCCTCGGGAATGGCGGCGCAGAGCTGGTCCATCATCTCCACGCAGCGGGTGTGGGCGTTTTCGCCCCGGAACCAGGCGGTGACGGTGAGGCCGGCGGACTGGGCAAAGGGGGCGTAGGCGCAGCTCAGGGTGATAAAGGGAAAGCCGGCCCCGGTGGGCACCTGCCCGGAAAGATAAACCGGCAGGCCGGTTTGCCTGAGATAAGCCACCACGGATTTCTGGTACTGCTTCATGCTCACGCCAGCACCAGCCTTTCCACCGGCACCTGACAGAAGGCCATGCCGGAGATGGCCGGGGTGCGCATATCGCCGCTGCGGCCGGTGACGCGGAACTCGGCGCCATCGGAAACGCGGCGGACGCGGTCGTCCTGGCGGAGGGTGACATCCCACTCGTGGAGGAGCATGGGCACGGTTTTCAGGGCGGTGAGGCCGGCGGGAGCAACCTCCTTGCCCACCACCTGGGTCACGGCGCCACGGAAGCGGAGGCCCTCTGCCCAGGTTTCGGAAACGCCGCCCAGGTCGTCATCGGCGGCGGTGCGCTCCAGCAGGGTGAAGTCCTCGAAATAATCCTGAAGCATCACAGCTTCACCTCCGTGTACATCCTACGCCAGGGCAGCAGCTGCCGTGCGAAGCAGGCCTGCCAGGTGAGGGGCTGGCCCTGGCTGTCGGTGGCCAGCTCACGGCTGTATGCGCCAAAGGATTCCTTCACAGGCTGATTTTCGCCCTGGTGCTTGCCCCAATGAGCAATCTCGCAGGCCAGGGCAAGGAAATCCGCCGGGGGCGAAAGCAGCCACACCCGGCCCTGCCAGGTTTCATCGGCGGCGCCGGGAATGACGCTGCCTTCGCCCAACTGGTAGACGCCGTTGTTGTAAATCGAACCGGTCACCGCCACCCAATCGCCGGTGTGAAGGCCATCGGCGGGGGTGAGGGCGCCATCCCGCAGCGACCATGAGGCGTCAATGGCCGCCGCGGGGAAAAAGTTGCGGGTCTCCCGCATGAGATCAGGGACGCTGATGGTCATAGGGAACCTCCTGGAATAAAGATGAATGAGGAATTAGGAATGATGAATTGAAAGTGTGGGCCGTGCGTCGCGGCGCTCCCGTTGAGCGCCGTGACCCCTGCAAAGGAAACAGCCAAGTCACACCCACAAAAAGGGGAGTCCAGAGGGCCAATGGCCCTCTGGTGGGGATTCTTAAGGGGTGAAACCCCTTAAGCGATGGTGTGGATGTAGACGCAGGAGGGCATGACGACCTTGGCGCCGCACAGGGACAGGCCCTTGACGCCGTCATCGAAGCCCTTCTCGCGGCGGTAGGCCTCGATGTGGGTGATCTGGTTGGCGAAGGTGACGCCATCGGGGGTCATGGCCACCAGCTCGTTGGTCAGGTCGTTGCTGATGTAGATGTCGAAGCCGGCGGCGCGGGCCACGGAGCCATCGGCCAGGTGCGCCTCGGAGAAGGCGCCGTTGCCGGTGATGAAGCGGTTGTCCAGCAGCAGTTCACCTTCAACAGAGGCGGGCACCACCAGCACACGGCCGGCACGGGGCACGTTCTTTTCGTCCAGGGCGGTCTTGATGTTCACCAGCAGCTCGTACACGCCGCCCTGGGGGATGGCGCCGGACTTCTTGGTGCCGGCACCCTCGCGGATGACGGAGAGGATGTAGCTCTCGGTATCCTCGGCCAGCTTATAGGCGGCGTTGCGCATGGCGGCGTCCATCAGCTCGCTGTTGGCCTGGGCGGCGTCCACATCGTTCAGGTAGAAATTGTAGTAGGCGCCGTGGTCGATGGTCAGGGTGGTGTCGGTGCCGGTGAGCTGCTCGGGCTCGGCAATGTCCACGTTGGGGGTGTAGGGCTTCACGGTGATGTCGGCCAGGTTGTTGATGTGCACCGTATCGCCAAACTGGGCGATGTCACCCTCCCAGTTGCGGTTGCACAGGGAGCCGAAGACCAGGGCCTTGTGCAGGTTTTCGGTGAGACGGGCGCTCCAGATAGAGGGGATGAAGGAAGTAATAGCCATGTGTTAAATCGCTCCTTTCGCAAGGACGCCCTTCACGGCGTTCCAGTTGCGGTTGATTTCGTCGGCGCTCATGTGGGAGAGATCCTCCCGGGTCAGGGCGCTGCCGGTGGGGATGGGCGGCTGGATGGTGGGCACGGCCACACGGATGGGCTGGGCGAAGAAGGCGGCGTACTTTCCACGCAGCTCCGCGATCACGGCGTCCTGGTTCGTGAGGACGCCGTTTTCCACCTGCAGGGTGGCGGGATCGATGGCCTGGATGAGCAGGTCGACGGCCTTTTCGTTGCAGCCGGCCTGGATCATCGCCAGGCGGACCAGCTTCAGCGCCTGCTGTTTGTGCTGGTCGCTTTCCACCTGGGCACGGTAGGCGTCGAACTCCTGCTGCACCTGGGCGGCGGAGGTGTCGGCGGCGGCACGGAGGGTCTCCAGTTCGGCGGAGACGGCGTCACGCTCGGCCTTGAGGGCGTCCACGGTTTCTACGTGGGCGGCGATGATCGTTTCGATGGTTTCATCGGTGAGCTGCAGATCCTTCAGCAGCTTGCGGGTCAGGGACATGGGGGCTCCTTTCTGCGCGGTGCGTCGCGCGAAGAGATGTATATGAAAACAGGGGCTTTACAGCCCCTGACGGCGCAGGGCCTGGGCGGCAGCGTTGCGCAGGGCCTGTGCGTTGGAAAGTATGCCGTCGGCCAGGTAGGGTCGGCCTGCCATGCGGCAGGTTCCATCGTGCACGGGAAAGGCATAGGGCAGGGTGTTGCCGATGGCGGCGGTGGCTCCCTGAACGGCGCAGGACACGTCATTCAGCAGGGCGCCGGTGCGGTAGACGGGGCGCTCGTAGCCGGTGAGCATGGTTTCCCGTACGGCGGCAACGGCGGCCTCGCCGGTGGCAAGGGCCACTTCGGAAAGGTTCAGCCGGGCCAGAAGCTCCGGCAGGCGGGATTTGAACATGCTTACACCTCCTGGGCCAACAGGGCGTCGATTTCCTCGGGCTGGATGTAGGGGTTCAGCTTCAGGGCGGTGCGACGGTCGATGTCTGGGCGCATGGCGGCGATGTCCGCCACGGTTTCTGATTCGTTGGCGATGCACTGGCGCTGGAAGCGGATTTCCTGGGTGTCAATCCCCAGCAGGGAGAGCAGCTGCTGCACAAAGCGGAAAACCTGCCACTCGTAGCGGTCGGCCTTCAGGTTCAGGTTGGCGGTGGCGGTGCGGATGGCCACGTTGGTCAGGCTGCCGCCGGTGAGAGCGTCCACGTTCAGAGCCATGTAGTCCTGGTAGAGGGCGCGCTCCAGAATGTCCAGGGCGGTTTTGCGGGCGGCGTAGGGCACCTCGATGGTGTGGGGCTCGGCGGTGGAGGAGGAACCGCTGCCATCGGATAGGTTGGCCACGGCTTTGATGCGCTGGATTTCCTCCAGCATCTGGGCGATGTCGTCGGTGGTGCCGCCGAAGTTGTTCAGCACCCAGTAGACGTCGTTGGCCCGGTCCAGGTTATCGGCAAAATCGGAGAGGATGTTGTCGTAGGCGTCGATCTTCGCCTTGATGGCGGGGGTCAGCTCGCTGTGGCGCTCGGTGTTGGCGTACAGGGGAATGATGGGCAGGCGGGGATAATTCTCAATGGAGAGAATCTCATCACCAAGGGCATCGGAGCGCATGGTGATCACATAGGGCCGCTTCTCGTCCACGGGGATGAGGGCGGACTTTTCCACCTTCAGCACCGTGATGCCGTCCAGTTCAAACAGGCGGATGTACATGGGCTTGTGGGCGTCAATCTGCCAGAACTGGATGCCTACCATGGGCTCGTCGGTGACTTCGTCCATCAGGGCGAAGAAACCGCTGCGGCTGTCGCGGGCGGCCTCCAGCACCTCCAGGTGGTCAGCGTTCCAAAAGCCCCAGCTGACGCCGTGGATCAGCGCCCTCTCGCCCAGGGCGGCTAGCTGGTGGTCGAAATCAGCGCCCAGGCGGGCTTTGGTTTCGGCGTCGGAGAGGATGCAGCCGCCGGCCAGCAGGAACTGGTTCTGCTGGGTGATGAAGCGGAACAGGAAGCCGGAGCCGATGCGGTTGCCCACCACATCCTCGGTGCCGGTGCGGATGCGCTTGCGGCCGGAGGCGTCGCGGCTTTCGATCTTGCGGGCACGGAGAATGGTTTTGCGGCTAACTGCGGTGTT